TTCGCACGAGGAGGGAGGACGTGTATCCCTCGGACAACTACGAGGCTCTCATTCGATCTCTCAGATCAGCGATAGCGTCATCGCTCTGGAACGAGACCAACAAAGCGAAGATAGTAACAATACAACAACTGTCAGAGTTCTTAAAAACCGTTACTCAGGAGAGGTTGGAGTCGCTACGAAATTAGAGTATGATTTATCCACTTGCAAATTTTATGAAGCTAAGACAGACGAGCAGCCAGAGTTCGACCCAGCCGTCGACTTCTAGGCTTATCAGACCGAACCCACCCACTAGGAGAGACATTGACAAAGCACAATTCAAAGACAAAACCTATTACCCTCCTGTTCGACCTAGAAACAACACCAATAACAGCTAGGAATAAGGAGATCCACTGCCTTGTTACCATGGACTACGAGACAGGTGAGATCACCAGATATAATGACACAGGACAGACAGACCCTATAGTCAGAGGAGTTCAGTATCTAGAACTTGCTGACACTATTATAGGACATAACATCATTGGCTTTGACTTGCCAGTGATAAAGCACATCTACCCTTTCTTTGAACCGAAGGGTGTGATAGTAGATACACTAATATTATCAAGGCTATACCACGCTGACATGCTTGCAACAGACAAGAAGTCTCAGGTCGAAGGTATGCCTACCAAACTGTATGGTCGCCACTCTTTAGAGTCATATGGCTACAGGTTGGGAGAATACAAGGGGAACTTTGGAGAGACTTCCGACTGGCTAGAATGGTCACAGGAGATGGAGGACTATTGCGAACAAGACGTTATTGTTACTAATAAACTATGCCAACATTTCCACCCTTACCTGATTGGGTCCAACTAGAACATCAGGTCGCACACATCTTACAAAAACAAGAAGAACATGGATGGTATTTCGACGAACGAGCAGCCTACGAGCTCGAATCAGCTCTCAGAGGAGAACTGGAAGAAGCTACAGAAATATTACGCAGAAAATTCGGGTTCGTTGCTGGAACAGTGTTTACACCTAAGCGAAATAACCGGACACAAGGGTACGTACAAGGATGCCCATTTACAAAACTTAAACAACTTAACCCAACATCAAGAGACCACATAGCATGGATACTGAAGACCCACGAGAACTGGACACCGACACAACTCACTGCCACAGGCAAAGCAGTCGTAGACGAGACAGTATTGAAAGATATTGGGTCGGAGACAGCCCTCTTGTTTCTGAGATGTCTCGATATTACCAAGAAATTGGGGATGATCTCGGAAGGCGTGAACGCATGGCAGAAGCTTGTTACGACGTGTAACAGAATACATCACCATTGTTCTGTCGCCACCAACACATTTCGATGTGCACACAGAAAACCAAATTTAGCCCAAGTACCAAGTGACAAAAGATTTAGAAAATTATTTCAAGCTACACCTACTAAAGTTCTGGTCTCTGCCGATCTTAGTGGTATTGAGCTCAGGATGCTCGCCCACTACCTCGCCAGATACGATAAAGGACGTTATGCTCGAATCCTTACAACAGGAGATATACACCAAACCAATGCCGATAGAATCGGAATTACCCGTCGACAAGTTAAGACTGTTACCTACGCCTTCCTTTACGGGGCAGGGAACATCAAACTAGGGAGGAGCTTTGATAAGTTACTATCCGAAGAAGCCGCTGCACAAAAGGGAGCAGATATACGTAAGGCTTATGTTGCTGCCATTCCGGGTCTTGCGGAGCTGTTACAGGCTTGTAAGACACGTAGTGAGAGAGGTTATGCAAACGCCATCGACGGTAGGCGTATCAGCATTGACAAAGGGCATAAGTTTCTCAATTACCTCCTACAGGGAAGCGCAGCGACAATCGCCAAAAGATGGATGGTCATCATAAATGAGTGCCTACCACCTGACGGCCACCAACTATCATTCATACATGACGAGCTAAACTATGAGTGTTACAGGCGTGATTGTGAAGAGTTGGCGAGATGGCTTGAGCTTGCAGCCAAATTAGCAGGCGAACATTACCGTCTAAGATGTCCCATCGCAGCAGAAGCTAAGATTGGGCAGACTTGGGCTGACGTACACTAACCACCATGAATTTACTAATAGATGCAGACTACATAGTATATAAGTGCTGTGCAGCCTGTGAAACAGAGATAGACTACGGAGAAGATGTTATATTTGTTACATCTAACTTCAGTGATGCTTACAAGGCAGTAACTAATGAGATTCAGAAGATAAGTTCAGAATTTGGCAATCTTCATGAACCAATACTGTTTTTTTCGGACACCAAAAATTTTAGGAAAAAAATTTCCCCAGAATACAAAGGTCATCGAAACCGTAAGAAGCCCTGTGGCTACAAACGAGTTATATCTAATTTACGTATTCAATACAACGTAATTAAAATGAAAGAGTTGGAAGCTGATGATGCCATGGGTATCTACGCTACACAACACCCGGGAAATATTATTGTCTCTCCTGACAAAGATATGAAACAGATACCCGGTAAACTATACAACCTCGAAAGCACTCAAAACATCACCGCTGAAGAAGGTGGTAGATGGCATCTGATACAGACACTAGCTGGCGATCAGACTGATGGCTACAGTGGAGTGCCGGGGATAGGAGTGAAGAGAGCAGAGACTCTGTTCAACAAAGAAGGCTACAGCTGGGCGACAGTTGTGAAAGCCTTTACAGATAAAGGACTAACCGAAGAGGATGCACTGCTGAATGCAAGGCTAGCCCGAATACTTACAATCGAGGACTATGATACCGAACAGCAAGAACCCAAACTCTGGACGCCCGAAGCTGCCTATACCATTAACGATGGAACAGGACTTCAAGATGAGAGTGATTGAAGATAATCTACGTAAACATTATAACAAGAAGGAAGATGTGATTACCGTCTTCCTTGCATTACAACGTCAGAACTTTGCACTGAGCAATGCTCTGAAAGATTTTATAGAAAATAGTATTATTATTTAACATGTCAGAACTAATCTCCCGCACTGGTCGGGTCCAATCTTGGTTGGATAACCCAGAATCCCGACTCCCTGTTTCATGCACCACCTTCGTAGTTGAAGACTCAATGGAAGGACCTAATGGTATAGAAGCTAGCTGGAGGTTTGCTAGTCATGCACTACGTTATGGTGCAGGCTGTGCTATCCACCTGTCTAAGCTTAGACCAGCAGGGC